TACGTAGAGCTTTTAGACTTCAAGAATGGTTAGAAAGAAACGCAAGAGGTGGTACTCGATATATTGAAAGCATTTTAGCACACTTTGGTGTAAAATCCTCAGACGCTAGACTACAACGCCCAGAATATTTAGGCGGATCAAAAGGTAAAATGGTAATTTCAGAAGTACTAAGTACAGCGGAAACTACACTACCAGTAGGTAATATGGCAGGACATGGAATTTCAGTATCTGGAGGAAATGAATTTAAATATTCAGTTGAAGAACACGGTTGGATTATCGGTATTATTTCTGTAACTCCAGAAACTGCATATCAGCAAGGTATTCACCGGTCACTATTGAAACTTAACAGATTAGATTATTTCTGGCCAACTTTTGCAAATATTGGAGAGCAAGAAGTGAAAAACATTGAATTGTTTGCTAATGGAACCGAAGTCGGTGAAACATTTGGATATGTGCCTAGATATGCAGAATATAAATTTCTTAATTCTAGAGTAGCAGGAGAAATGCGTACATCACTTGATTATTGGCACTTAGGCCGTAAGTTTTCAGCAAAACCAAACCTAAATGGAGCTTTTATTCAATGTGACCCTTCAACTCGTATTTTCGCAGTAGAAGACCCAACAGTAGACAACATTTACGGACATATATTTAATAATATTAAGGCTATTAGAAAGATGCCGAAGTACGGCACGCCTAATTTCTAAAATGGCTTGTGATACACCGTTTCATGTTAACAACCCACGCTACCCTATCTATAGTAACGACCGGCAAGTACCGGTACCTTGTGGAAAGTGTCCAGCGTGTTTGTCCAGACGCACTAGCGTCTGGACATTTCGTTTAAAAACCCACGCAAAAAATGCTATATCTTCTTATTTCATCACTCTTACCTATGATACTAGGTTCGTACCTATATCAAAAAGGGGTTACCTTACACTCGATAAACGAGATGTTCAACTTTATTTTAAAAGGCTTCGTAAACTTCATGGAAAAGATCACGAACCATTAAAGTATTATTTAGCAGGAGAATATGGAAGTAAAACCTTTAGGCCACATTATCATATTATCTTATTTAATGCAAACATAGAATTAATTCACAAAGCATGGGACAAGGGAGAAGTGCATATAGGAGAACTCACCGAAGCATCAGCCGCATATACGGCAAAATATATAAACAAAGGAAAAATTATACCAATGCACAAAAATGATGATAGATTGCCTGAATTTAGTTTAATGTCAAAAAAGTTAGGACTTAATTACCTTAGTGAAAAAATAATTAGGTATCACAGAACCGATATTGAAAGAAATTTCATAACATTGGAAGACGGAAAGAAAATAAGTATGCCTAGATACTTCAGAGAAAAAATTTGGACTGAACAAGAAAGACGAACACAAGCAGACAAACTAGCGCAAAAGTTTAAACAAATAGAAGACCAAAAAGAATTAGAATATTACACAAAAAACCAAACCTTAGAAGGATATGAACAACAAAAAGAATCAGGAAAAGCCTACAGAATTGCAACTCATGAACAACTTAACAGAACAGGACGCGATAAAATTTAGGTCAGCATTCACCTATCAGGAAAAACTCGAGGAACAGGAGGAAAAATCTTCAATGGAACCAAGTCAGACGGTTCCAGACATGACTCTGTCATTACAAGAATTAGTAGAACGTTATACTAGAGGACAATCAGTAGCAACCTTTACGCCCGTTTATTATGGAGAAGATGAAGAATTCGCAGATGTTAGTCGTATGGACCCAATAGAACGCATAGAATATGCTAGATACATTCGCGAAAAAATTGCGGAAACACAAAACTCCCTAGCGGAGCACAAACGTGCCGAAGGACGTGAGCCGCAAATGAGCGATGGACAAAACTTCGTAGAAGAAAAAATCGAAGAAAATGCTATATAAAATCCCCCCGAAAGGAAAAAACTATAAAACAACCAAAGGGCAGTTTGGCGGTACTACCGCTAAACTGCCCGATACGTGGCGCTACGGTAAAAGGACAAAAGCGCAATGGATACAGGCCTTCGAAGAGGAGGCCAAGCACTAATACTACTTGATATATTAGTGCTAATTGACACCAAACACAAACGAAAGCCTGCGAGAGTGCTAGTGCAGGTGGAAAATTAAACAAAAAAAAAAAAAAGAGATATGCCTATCGACCCAATAACAGCAGCAGCGACAATAACAGCGGTTGCAAACACCGCTAACGCAGCAGCCACAGGAAAACAAAACAAAAAATCAAGACAATTTAGTCGTGAAACTTATGCTAAGACAAAGGCGGACAATATTCAATTTTGGAATATGCAAAATGAATACAATAGTCCGTCTGCACAAATGGCTAGGTTAAAAGAAGCAGGATTAAATCCTAACATGGTTTATGATAAAGGCGGAGCCGTACAACCTGCAGGAAATATAGCAACACCAGACGTACAAGGAGGACAGTTTAGAACACCAGACTTTGGTAGTATAGGTACAGGGTTAGTACAAGGATATTTTGATACCAAAATCAAACAAGCACAATACGATAATTTAAAAGCACAAAATACTGTTGCTTTACAAGAAGCAGCATTAAAAGCAGCACAAGTAGCAGGAGAGGTAAGTAGAACAGAAGGACAAGGATATAGCAACATATTTGCAAAAACTAATTTAAATAATGCATTAGAACAAGCAGGACTACAAACAAAAAAGTTAAATGCAGATATTCAGTATACTTTATCAGAAAATGAAAGAAAGGCAGCAATGCAAGCCCCTAATTTACTAATTGCTGCACAAACAGTGTTAAAGATGAAAGCAGATACTGCTTCTTCTGAAGCACAGAGAGAACAAATATTACAAAATATACAAAATTTAAAACAGGATTACAGATTAAAAGTATTTGAAGAAGATTTAGCAAAACAAGGGATTTTTAAATGGGACCCTTTATGGGCAAGAGCATTAGCTCAATTTCTCCAAGGATTAACTGGTGAGGTCACTAGTTTTACAGGAATAGGAAAACAGACTAGAGATTATTTAGATAAACCATTTAGACCTCAAAGTGAATCAACTTTATCAGGCAATATGGGCACCTTTCATTATTTTTATAATAAGTTTAGAAAATGATACAAGAGAATAAGTACTACGAAAAAACGTCAAGAGAAATAAAAAAAGACGTAAATGATTTGATTAATCAAATTAATTCAACAGTTTTAGAAAATGAAAGCAATCATGCAGTAGCATTAAGCAGATTAGACTCAGTATGTTCACTATTACAAATTACTTTAATTCATATCAATAACTTAAACAGCAAAAACAAATGCGCTACAAAAAACGACGCGGAGGATTCCGCAAAAAACGAGGCTATGGCCGTAGAAGAAACAACACATATTTAGTTCAAAGAGGAGGCATCAGACTATAATGGCAAAAGCAAATTTATTTAACTCGATTCAACTGCCTAAAGTAGGCAGTAATGTATTCGACCTTTCACACGATGTGAAAATGTCGTTTAAAATGGGTGGACTTTACCCTACATGTGTAATGGAATGTGTACCAGGTGACAAAGTAAAAATCGGTACAGAAACAATGCTTCGTTTTGCACCGCTTATCGCACCAGTTATGCACAAAGTAAACGTAACAACTCACTATTTCTTTGTACCAAATCGTATTCTTTGGCCAAATTGGGAACAATGGATCACAGGAAATTTAGATGTAACCCCACCGTATATTTATTCATTTAATGGAGATTCTTTACAAGGTTATCCCGTTAAATCTTTAGCGGATTATCTAGGTTTGCCAACTCAAATTGTATTTAACGGAAAATTATTTCCAGACCCTAATGCTCAAGTTTGTTCTCCTTTTCCTATAGCTGCATATAATAAAATATATAACGAATACTATAGAGACCAAAATTTACAAGCAGAAGTTCCTGATACTTTGGTGGATGGCAGTAATGGTACGTTTGAAAATATTGCAGGGCAACCTGTAAAAAATAGAGCATGGCAACATGACTATTTCACATCATGTTTGCCTTGGGCACAAAAAGGAGATGCAGTAACAATACCTATAGGAGATGTGACCATTAATTATGATGATAATGTTGGTAATACTATCTATAGAGATGAATCTGGAAACCCTCTTCAAAATCTTACAGATGCAAGATATACTGATACAGGAGGAATGCCAAGAGATGGTTCTACTACTGGGCAACGATTTAATGTTGATAACTCAAGTCAACTTTATGGTACAGCAGAAGCTGCTGATATTAACTCATTACGTAGAGCTTTTAGACTTCAAGAATGGTTAGAAAGAAACGCAAGAGGTGGTACTCGATATATTGAAAGCATTTTAGCACACTTTGGTGTAAAATCCTCAGACGCTAGACTACAACGCCCAGAATA